TTTAACAGTAACGTTTCTACCTAAAGTATTTAAATCTAAATCTTCTAGAGATGCTTTAGGGTCTACTTTTTTATTACCTAATTCTTTTTCTTTATTAAGAGCAGCAGGTGTGTTATTTTTACCGTAGTCTGATAGTTTACCTTCTATTACTAAATCTTTAATTAATTTAACTATTTTCATAATGTTAATTATTTAATATTTTTTGATAGTTTTCTTCAGCTGATCTCCAGCATAATACTTTAAAAAAATCTTTTATATAATCTCCTCTTTTACTTTTATGTTTTAAGTAATAAGAATGTTCCCATACGTCCATACCTATTATAGGATCACCTTTTACTTCGGAATACGCCATTAAAGGATTATCTTGATTAGGAGTGCTATGAATTTTAAGACCATTATTCGTCATAGTTAACCATGCCCATCCTGAGCCAAATCTTCCTAAACCTGCTTGAGTAAATTCTTCTTTAAAATTTTGGTAAGAACCAAAAGTATCTTCTATAGCAGTTTTTAGTTCACCTACTGGAGTTCTAGATGAATCAGGAGACATTAAATTAAAATAAAGAGTATGGTTATAAACTCCTCCAGCATTATTTCTAACTTTATCGTCATATTTTTTAATATTAGATAATATTTCTTCTATATTTTCAACTTTAGCTTTACCTTTCATAGCATCGTTAAGCTTGGTAACGTATCCTTTATGATGCTTAGTATGATGCTCTCTCATAGTTTCTTCATCGATATGAGGTTCTAATGCATCATAGCTAAAAGGTAATGACGGTAGTTTAAATTCTTTATTTTCTAATATTAATTTAGATAGTTTCATTTTGATTTTTTAGGTCCTTTTCTACACTTGTATATTTTATCATGAGGACAAAAATACTTACCGTGTTTACAATTCATTTCATCTATAGTACCTTCATTCATATCATAATCACGAAGTTGTTTAGCAATTTTGTACATACGGTCCTCAATTTTATTTAATTCATCACCATATCTATCTGCAATTGGTCCTCCTTCTGGTTCAGCCTCTTGCTCCATATCTCTAAATAATTGCTCTCTTTCCTTCTTCAAATCAGCTAACATTCCTCTTAATCTTAAAGCTTCATCATAATCAATTTTTTCATCCATACTGCCAATTCCTGATACTGGACCTCTTTTAGCATAATAATCTTGTTGTCTTTTTGCTTCTGCATCACTTGCATCTTTAATTGCCTTAATAGCATCCTTTAGTATATTAGATGATAATAAAGATGCTTTTCCATTTATGTTTACTTTACCTACAGGAGTTAATCTACTAAACTTATCATAATCAAAACCATATCTATCTGCTAAATCAGTTATTGGGCCTGAATCGTCTCCCTGTACTGCTATTACATTATTACCATCTATAACAATATAATTTCTAGAAGGCCTTCTTACATCTGGTTTGTCTAAAGGGAATAAAACAACTCTATTTCCACTTTGTCTTTCAACATGCATTAATTTTTCTAATTTATCAATATCATTTTCTGTATTTTCTTTAACACCTTTCCATATTTCACCTCTTCTACATCTTACTACTGCTCCTGAAGCATAAGCTGATGGCCAGGTATCGTATTTTCTTTTAGCTATACGAGTACATCTATCATCTTTTTCAGTTACTACTTTGTCTTTTTTATATTCTTGTAGCAAACCTACTATTAAATTTTTAACGTCTTCTTTTTTAATTGGTCTGTAACCTGAACCAAAAGGTGCTGATTTACCGTCATGTTTATAAGACGGATCTAAATTTTCTTTTCTCACTGTTGCTTTTTTTGTATTTTTAACTACTGTTTGACCTTTAGCTCCTGCTTTTTTCTTTTTTCTAGCAGTTGCAGCTCTTTGAGCTTTAGTTAAGCTTCTAGCTTTAGCAGCAGGTAAACATCTATCAGGATTTTTTTTATTTTTAGAAGTACCGCAAGGGCCGGCTATATTACCAGAAGTAGTAATTCTAACCCACTTTTCTTTCTTGAACCAATCACGTAAAGACTCTTGTACGAGTTCTCTCATGAAAGCATACATATCTGAGGATATTTTTTTCTTTTTAGGCATAATAAACTCTTGTAGTACAGTTTATTTATAAATATCACTATTTTAAGTGTTCAGAAAGATAATCTATATACTCTTTAAGGTTCTTCATAAACTTACGGTCCATTTCAGAGTTAGATTTCCAATTTTCGATATCTCCATCTTCAGTAACGAAAGAATTCTTAGTATTAACTAATTCATTAGCCCACGATTCAATATCAGTTATAAAAGCTTTCATATTACCTTGCTTTATTCTTTTGACGTAGTCGTCATATAGACCTGCTCGTTTAAGCTTACCTTCCATTTTTACTGTACATACGTTACCGCAAAATCCATGTATCTTATACATTTTTTTATCTAACCAATGCTTCATTGGACCATTACACTTTGGACATTTTAGAGGTATTCTAAGTGATTTTTTAGCTTCATCTAACTTAGTAATATTTTGTTTAATGCCATTTTTTATAGTCCATTGCTTACCGTCTTCGTTCCAAACGTCTCCTTCTTTATATCTTTTAGTAGATTTTTTATATCCAGTTTGTTGCTTAGTAGAAGAAGTAAAATCTTTTTTAACTAGATTTCTTACTCTTTCAACATCTGATTTTTTAAATTCTTTTTTTAAAACTGAATCGTTATTCATAACCAAGTTCCATAAGTTTTTCAATCACGTGATCTACATTACCGTCTTTACACCTAATTGCTATACCTCCTTTAGCAGCCCATTCGTTAATATTAGATTTTTTATCGTCTATTAAAATACTATTTTCGTTGGCATATCTCTGTTTATCGGCTGAGTAGGCAAATATAACTTTAGGTTTAGGGCTTAGATTATTTTTTACCCATAAATTTTTTCCTAATCTCGAATTATTATCTCTAGAAGGAGAAGTTAACAAATCAGGTTTATAAGGTGAAATAAAATTCCATAATCTTTCTCCTTGAGGCATCCAAGACATACCTACCCAGAATCTTACTCCAACTTCTACATCTATTAAATTCCAAAAACCAGCAGTTCCATGCTTTTTTTCATACTCTTTAGGAGTCATTCCAGTAAAATAATCAAATCTTGATTCGAAATCAGTCAATACTCCGTCCATATCACAATATATTTTATAAGGAGGAGTTTCTTTTTGTTCCGGAATCGGATAAGCTTCTAATAAGTTTACAATACTTGTATTCATATAACCTTTATTTTAGTATAGTACTATGTTAAATATAAGAAATTTCATACAATCTACCAACTTTTTATTGATTTTTTACTGAATCTTCCCAGTTTCTAAAGGTTATATTACCTTCTAAGTATGCTTCTTTTTCTATTTCCAATAACTTATCATCTTCATTGGTATTAGTAGTAGATATGTTACCTAATCTACCTTCTAAATTTTGTTTATGATGAATCATTTCATGAACGAAAGATCTCATAACATCTTTTGGGTGTCTACCTTCAACGTAAAGAACGATTTCTTTGATATCAGGGCTATAGTAAGCAGTTTTTCCAAAAAAGTTTGAAGATTCTTTTATATCTTTTTTTATTTTAATTTCAGGTAGAGGTAATATTTTCATACCTTCATCTATCATATATTCAACGATAGAGCCCATATAAGGAGTATAATCAAAATTAATTTTAAAGTCTTCCCCTTTATTAGTAATTTTAATATTATCTTGATTAAAATCTATATGAAACAGATCATCTCCTAATTCATGTCTTAATTTATTGTATAAAGAAACTAAATTAGCTCTATCCTCAGATCTTTGTACACTTTTATGAGCTATATGAGTTCCAGAGGAACCTTCTTTAGTTTCGAATAAATTATCTAATTTTTTATTAAGCTGATTTTCCATTTCTTCAGCTATAATACTGCTTTTTAACATTTTCATTATTTTTAATATATCTTCTCTAGTAACTTCTTTAGGAAAAAAATCAGTAACTTGATCTAAATTACCTGAAAGTAAAGCTTTTCTAAAATCAGTAGCTCTTACATTTGCATTAGGGTTAGCTGGTATTACTAATCCTTTTACGTTTTCCCTATTTTTGAAAGTAGTTACTCTTTTTAAATCTACTAAATCTTCTTCAGATCTTATACCTGTAATAGCGTAAAATTTTTGATCTTGATTAGCTTTAGCATAATCTTTTGCAGTAATCATTGGGTTACTACCTCCATCTACTATTTCAATATTACCAAGGTATTTAGAATAAATATTCCATACTTTCATAGACTCTTCTAAAGAAATACCGTTTCTAACTCCTCCGCTTATAAAAATGACTACTTTATTTATAGGCTCAACTTTCCCTTCAGAGCCTTTAAGAGCTTGCATACCAGCATTAGAGTAACTATCTATATTATATTCTACACCGTTATGATTACCATTTAAAAGACTCTTAACTACTTCAAAATGACCTCTATGCGGTGGTTTAAAAGCTCCTGGATATAATGCTATCATGCTAAGAATTTTTGTACCTTTTTGTCTATATCAGCAACTGATGAAGTTTTCAGAAGTTCTTGAAAGTCTGAGCTAAATAGCATTTCAGCTATGTTCTTTAATACGTCATCTAATCTTTTTTGAGATTTTTCTCTTTTGAGTCTAAAATCATCTCTCACTTTTATTAACTGGTCATCACCAGGTCCAACACCATTTTTTTGATAAAGTTTTAAAAAAGCCTGTTTAATAGCTTTATCTTCTGATCTGTTATTTCTATCATAATCTATGTCGGCTACAGCATTATTGAAAGCTTTTTCTTCTTCAGGATTCATTTTAACTGGTTCGAAGAAAGATGATTTACCAGCTTCATTTTTTTCGTTATAATCTTTTAAATATTCTTTAACACCGTTAACTCCTCTTTCAGCTGCTTTATTAAAACTTTCTACTTCATTTTTATATTTTCCTCCTCTATCACTAACAAATATAGATAAATTATCTCCTAACATTTCTCTATATTTGCTTATTAATTGATATACGTTACGCCAAGTTGAAAATACTGCTATAGAAGGAAGTGATCTTTTTCTTTCAAAATTTGCTGCATATGAAATCATAGGATGAGCATATACCATAATCATATATACGTCATATCCTTTATCTAAAAGTTTTTGAATTTTAGACGGATTAGAAGCTGTTGTATCCCAAACAAAACTAATTCCTTCTTCAGCAGCAGCTTCTACGTCCTTGCCTACTTGATTTGTAGCTGGTGTTAGTTTATTATAAAACGGATGATTTGGATCTTCAACATATTTGTCAGGATTAAATTGAGTTAAAGAAGCTAGGTCTAACTGATTTAATAGAAAGGTTTTTCCTGTTCCACCACCTCCGGCCATAACTACTGCTTTAGGTTTTTCAACTTGTTCTTTTATTAAGCTTAACAACTCTATCATTATTCTCTATTTATTTTACCTCCTCTAGAAGAAGAAGATGGTCTTGAAATAACATTACTACTTGGCCTTGAATAATTGCTACTAGGTCTAGAAAAGTTATTGCTAGGTCTAGAATAGTTATTGTTAGGCTTATAATTGTTATTACTCGGTTTCCAATTGTTATTTGGTTTTACGATTATATTATTATTACTATTACTTGGTTTATAATTATTATTATTAGGTTTATAATTATTAATTAAGGTATTAATAGCATTATTATTTACCGGTCTGTTATTAATGTTTGTTATTCTATTAGTATTAATTCTATTAGATATGCTTCTATTGAGATTAGAGGTTAGACTACCTCTTCTGCTAGCATTATAAACTACATTATAACTTGAGTTATTAAATGGTCCTTGATACCAATTATTCCAAGGTCTATAAGGTCTATACCATCCGTAATAATAGTACGGTCTATTCCAATGGTACCAGTTATTCCATCCCCAAGTATGATGAAAAGGATAGTTATAAGCCCAATCAGTCCAGAACCAATTGCTATAAAAATATACGTCAAATCTATTATAAGGTCTCCAAATACCATCTAGTCTAGGATTATTCCAATAGAAAGAATAAGGTTGTTGCATAGCATACTGTGCAAAATCCCATCTAAAATTAAAATCGTTTCTGAGTTTTCTTTTTAAGTCAAATACTGAGCTTATAGTATCTACTTTAGTATCGGGGGATTGGTAAATTCCATCTATTTGTCCAGCACTATTTAAGACTCCATATTGAAACTGTACTCCGCAACTACATAGTAAAGTCAGAATAGCTCCCATCAATAGTCCTTTAATCCATGATATCCAAGCTATCTCGTAAACTCCTAGATTTAGCTTTACCATAAATTTAAAAACCATATTTTGATGCCATTCTATTAATTTTTTCATATTTTAAGAGTTGTAGGGTAACTCTTATAAATAGGTTCAGTAACAGGGTTTTCTAAATTATATAGCTTATATATGGTTAAAAATAAATCAAAGTTATAGTCTATTTCATCTATTACCTTTATTTGCCATCCTTTACCTTGAAATACCCCTTGTTTTTTAGAAGGTCCTTTAGTATGAGACTTTAGCCATATTATTCCGGTTCTATCTACTTTTATACCTTTAGTCTCTTCTATAGCTTTAGCATAGGCAGCTAGTTGTAAGTTATAAGCTCTGTGTAAACTATTAGAAGTTTTTAAATCTAAAAGCCAAGTTTCACCATTCATTTTAACTAGAAGATCTGCAGTACCTGCATATTTATGTTCATCGGAGAATACAAATTCTTCAGTAGATATAAGTTCAGGTTTATGTAAAGACCAAAAATCGTAAAATTTTAAAATCATTTCCCAAACTAATTGTGAATATTTAGCATTACCGTAATCATCCATCCAGCTAACTTCTTTACCTTGTACTAATAGTTCCGCTGCTTCATGTACTTGTGTTCCTTCTTTACCTGCTTTTCTCATTATGAGATCGGCATTATGACCTACATCTTTTAACCAATTATCAAAAAATTTATTTTTAGGCATATACTGTAGTATAGTAGTAACTGAGGGATAGTATACTCCTTCATCTCTTTTATAAACTCTTCTATCTAAAAAATTTATTTGTTTTAGTTCAGGTTTAAAATCAAGTCTTTTTTTAGAATTTTCGTTTAGAATATTAGTTCCTTGCCTTATCATATGGCTTCCATTTTACGCAGCATTAAACTTGATAAGTCTAATTCTTCTGCTGTTTGTATTAGACGAGTAAAAGCTTTAAAGCCCATCTCGCTAGGATCTTTTTCTTTTAAATCAACTAGGAAGATCCTTTTACCTAGGTTAAGTAACTTTTGTGATATTTCTAAAGCATCTTTTTGAGCATCTTTATCTAAAGCTATATAAATATCTTTTACATTAGATGTAATAATCTTTTTAGTTAATGAAGGAGATAAACTCTTTCCTAGTATAGGTATAGCATTTCTACGAATTGCAATAGCATCAAATGCTCCTTCACATAAAATAATAGGTTGATTCCAGTTAATTAAGTTTTCAAAAAATACTATGTCTTTTGAAGATTTCGGATTTTTGTATTTAAAATATGAGTTTTCATAAGTTCTTCCAATAAAATAGTTGAGCCTATTGGATGAAGAATAGCTTGGGATAATGATTCTTCCTCCATATTCTCCAGTTGTTGTGTATCCAACATTATATTTAATAAAATCATTTTCGGTAAGTCCTCTTTCATGTAAGTACTTTTTTATTTTATTCGCTATTATAGAAGTAGAAGAAGCTGATGTTAGTTTTTTAAATTCTTTAGGTAATTCAACTACGTCATCATTCTTATACTCATATTTTTTTCCTTTCTTTACAAACTTAAGAATTTCTTGAGCTTCGTTTTTAGGCAATTTAAGCTGTTTAACTAAAGAATATATAGACTGTCCTCTAGTTTTACATACCCAGCATTCCCAGAAATTTTTTCCTTCATCATTAGTAATCATACTAATTTCTAACTTAGGTTTACGATGATTACAGAAAGGGCAATGAAAAGCATAATTATCTCTAGCTCTTTTATGGCTTTTACCCAGTACATTTTCAATTGAACCTAATAAAAAAGTATAGTCCATACAAAACAGTTAAATTATAATATAAGAAAAAATATTATAAAAACCAACTAAACATCAGTCATTTTTATCTTGCCTGATTTAGGATGTACCATAAAATTATCAGGTCTTATATCCAATTCTGATGGATCAATACCATAGTTAGAAGCTTCTCTTTCTAATGCTATAATAAATTCTTCCGGAATATCGCCTTTGTATTCTCCCATAACCTCCATTGTAATTATTCCTAATTTTTCATTTAATCTTTTAACGTCAAAAATATAAACAAAATTGTTAGTTTTCTTACCTTTTAATTTTTCAGCGTGATCTAATTCTATAGAGTCGGTAGTAACTTTGACTGCTTTACCTTTAAGTAAGTAAACTGAACCGTAGTCTCCTGAACCTAAGTATTTCCCTCCCTGATCTTGTATCTTATCTACTTCACGATTAAAATCAGGATCATATTCTAGGGGTCCCTCTAATATGATTTGTGAAAGTTTCATCTACCTTGTCCTTTATAAGCTTTTCTGTAGTTTCTACTACCTTTTAATTTTGATGTTTTACTTTTAGCATGTATACCTGGTCTTTTCCTGCTTTTTGAACCTAAGTAATCGCTAAGAACTATTTTTGCCATTATTAACAGTTACAGCAATTGCAATTACATGCTTTACTACAACCACATACTTTACAATTACATTTCATAATTTAGTTACTTTTAATTTTAAATCACCGGTGCCTTTTATTATTCTATGATAGACACCCTTTCTAATAAATAGTCGTTTTAAACTCTCCGGGATATTATTATCGTATTGAAACTTCCAATCAGTTTCGTGCAGAGGTTCAATTATGCGGTCTTCAGGATCTCTATGCCAAACTAACTCTTCTTCGTTAGTATCTTTGCTAAAAAATCTTATATTTTCTTTTTCTGTGTAAGGTCTATCTTTTACCAAAATCCAGGATAGTTTCTACTACCTCCTAACGATTTCCAATAACGGCCGGTTCTACAAGCCCAGTATCCTGCTTTAGTTTTATCTTTCTTAGCAGGACAGTTATGTCTGTCGGAAAAAGCTTTTCTTCTTTTAGGGTCTTTAAGCTTAACTGATAAACCTGAGGTATCTCCGAAGTTTACTTTAACTACGTTACCTTTATCGTTTTTAACATAAACGTAGAACTTTTTAGATCCTCCTCTTTTAGGTTTATTTAGTTGCACTTTTTTACCTTGATATTCAGCTTCATCTAACATAGGTAAATCTAAAGGTACTTTACTCCCTTCATAAATACCGTATTCTCCTATATCGGTAGTTTCAATTAATTCTATATCTTCTTCATTGAGCTGTATATAACCGTCTCTCCAAGCTTCTCTCGCTTCAGCAAATAACTGTACAAAGCTATCGCTAGAATAACGGTAGACATTTTCATGCAATGATAGTTCATTATCTAAATGATACTGTAGAGATGGTAGTCCTACTATATTTTTAATCTTTATCATATTATTTCATTTCAGGATGGAAGAGAAACTTTACTACTTTAGCATCTTTAGCAACTTCTTTACCATCGATTTCTATTCCTATAGGATAAGGTTTAAATGTATCAGCCCAATATGCTACATTGTAGCTTTTATCTTCATTACTAGTAACTAATAATCCTCTATTGTATTCTTTTTCTTCAGCTTGTAATACTACTTGTTTCCCAGTAGGAAGAATTACATCACCCATGAGTTTGATATCTCCGACTTCGTTACCGTTGTCGTTGTACCTGTTTTCCTCATTAAGAATTATATCACTTAGTTTCATTAAAGTCTTTTCTATAAAATTTACCTAAGATATTATCATTGATATATCTGTCTTCTTGTTCTAATACTTCATTTATAAATAGGTATTTACATTCGTAATAAGTAAGTAATTTTTTATTGGGAACAAAACAAAGTATTTTTCTTACAAAATCGGTAGGTTCTCCTTTTTTTAATAAATCTAATATATCTTTATGAGAACCATAGTAATCTTTCCAATCTGATTCGGTAATTACTTTTTGTTTAAGGGGTACTCTTCCTCCTATACCTTTAGCTTTTCTTTCTTCTTTCAAAGCTTGAAGAGCTTTTTTACCTAATTTTTTATTGCGTTCAAAATATAGTACTTTTTTTCCTATATATTTTTTACCTGTTGGCTTATGAGTAGTTTCATAAATGAAACCATAAGTATCTTCAGGCATATCTTCTATTGCTGTAATTATTTTATTAGTATAAGTCCAGCTCGGCATTGTTACCATCATTTTTTTATTGAGTTAATAATCTTATCTACATCGAAAACCTCATTTAAATTTTTATAAGGACAAGAAACTATATCTTGAGCTAAATTAAATGGCTGATATAAATTATTAGGAAAATCTATTGGTAGAGTAAATTTATTAGCTAATATATTATCATGCATTTCATAACCAAAACATTCAGGTTTAGTGGTTACCCAACAAACTGTTGAAGGTAAGTGATAAGCAGCTGAAAGATGCTGAGTAAAAGAATCTATTAAAAGTCTCTTAGTTGAAAGCTGTAATAATATCGCAATACTTCTAAAATTATCTAAAGCGTGAAAAGTATTAGGGTATTTTTTCTGGTCGTCTCTTTTAATATGTACTATAGAATATTGATCCTTAAATTCTTCTACTACTGCATTTACTGTAGGTTCGGGTATATCTCTAGTCCATGAATAATTATATCCTAAATTAGCAGGTCCTCCATTAGGTTGTATAGCTAAGATAGGTTTATCAAGTTGATAAAAAGGTTTAAAATAATCTATTTCAGCTTGAGTTAGATAAATTTGTGGAGTTTCTCCATCATACTCTAATCCCCATTGCTTACACCAAACGTTAAATAAATGATCTTGTTCTAATATAAAATCTGAATGTGTATAAGGATCTGTATAGTAAAGCTTAACTTTATCTTCTTTTCCTCTTATATGAGTTTTATAAAACGCACCATGCTGTCCATTAGTAGTTACCGTGTTAACTAAAGGGTTATGTTTAAACACGTCAGGGTAAGAACAGACAACTTCTATTTTGGTATTAGGATGTTTTTTAGAGATTACTTTTAAAATAGCAGTTGACATTATATGTTTGCCTAGACCGCCTTCAATGTGAAAAATAACTTTCATTAAATTAAGTTTATGTAAATATAGTTAAAAAAATTATGAAAGGCAACTTATAGTTACCAAGGTAATCCTTCGTCTTCAGTTTTATCGTCATCTTCATTGATACGATTTGCTATAGAAGAAGAATTTAAAAGTTCATAAGATTCATAATCTATACTACCAGTTACCCAGGCTGCAACTATTTCGTTAGTTAAGTTTTCGTAGGGTATAAAATTAGAAGAGCTAGGAGCTAGATAAGGTAATGCTATATCACCTGATTCGATTGCTCCATAACCATTATGAGTTGATTCACAACTAAAAGATGCACTTATAACTCTACCGTTAATAATTTTTCTTTCTAAATTTCTTATTTTCCAAAAATGTTCCATAAAACTTAATTTAAATTATTATCCTGCTGATACTTTTAATACACCGCTATCATTATATAGTTGACCAGCATTTGAAGGATCAGAAGTAGGAAGATTATTTAATATCACTGTAGTAGTTCCTGTTGAACTTGAAACTGCTAATGAACCGGTAACTGAAGTTATAGAACTAAGACTAACATAATCACCTTCAGTTTCAAAATTTCGATTAGCTACTGATTTCATTCTACTAACTGAAAATACGTTTGCTCCTGCGTTTCTTAATCTTAACGTTCCAGTATTAATTTGATCTATAAAAGAATCACTACTAGAACCTTGGTATATCTCTAATTGGTCAGTACTTCCAAATACTGCTTTAAATCCGTCTGGAAAATCTAATTTACCAGTTTGATGTCTATATACTATTCCTGATGAACCTGATGTAAAAGTTACATCTCCGAAATCAAAAGTAGTTGCTCCTAATGACGATGCATTAGAACCTGTAATGTCTATTCTTGCAGCTTTAATAGTTGCACTAGAACTAATATCACCTGATGCAGTTAAATGTCGAACTCCTGTTAAAGAAGTTGTACTAAAATCTATTGGGTTATTAACACCGCCTGCAGCTCTGGTTATTCTTCCGGTACCTAATCTTATATCGTCTGCAATTATATCGCCGCTTGCACTAATTTCACCTGATGCTGTAACGTTACCGTTAAAAGTTAAATTTCCAGCTGCAAAATCTCCTTCTATTAATGCACTACCTGTTGTATTGTTTATATATAATTTATTATTAATACCTTGGCTACCTGAAGGACCTGCCATATTTCCTATAAATACATTACCAGCAGAACTGCCAGTAATAAACTCACCAGCCTGATACCCTATTGCAACATTACAGTTACCGGTTGTAAGACTACAAATTGCACCAGCTCCTACACCAACATTTCTTTCTCCTGATGTATTAGCTATAGAAGCTTTTGATCCAACAGCAACATTATCATCTCCTGAATTATCGTTTGCTAATGCGTTTGAACCAACTGCTGTATTATGATTTCCGCCATCATTAGTAGTTAAAGCATTAAAACCAAGTGCTACGTTAAAGTCACCGTCAGTATTAGCTCTAAAAGCATTATGACCTACTGCTACGTTTTGACAACCTGCAGTATTTTCTTTCATTGCTGCAAATCCAATACCTGTATTCTTATTAGTAGTTATATCATCATCTTCACCTGCTTGATCTCCAAAATAAGTACTTTCTCCTAGACCTATTTGAGTTACTCTACCTTGTATTTCTAAAGATCCTGAAAAAGATGCTGAACCTGTATGAGATCCGTCAAACTCAGCAGTTACTCCGGTTAAAGAAGAACCATCACCAGAAAATGAAGTAGCTGATATAGAACCGGTCATATCTACAGAACCGGTCATTACAGCACTACCACTAAAATTTCCGTCCCAAGATCCAGTAACTCCAGTTAACGATGAACCGTCTCCTGCAAAGGTACCGTTAAAAGTTGATGAACCACTAGTTTCAAATGAACCTGTTATTTCAAGTGATCCTGATAATACTAAATTGCTATTTAAATTTAATGCCATGATTTATTGAATTCTGATTGCTAATACGTTACCTGATCTATAAATACCTCCTAAAGGTACACCTCCTGCTGCTGCTTCTGTATCGCCTGGAAAATCAAGTGACTTAGATACTTGAGTTAATATAGTATGTCCTCCATTTATTGTAAACGAAGTTGCAGCTGCTGAACTTTGAGATACAAGTAATGAACCTGTTACTACTCCATCTCCTTCAAATGGAAATCCAGATCCTGATACTCCTGATAGTCCTGATCCATCTCCTACAAATGATCCGCTAAATATAGATGCAGATACTTGAGTATTAATAGTTACCTGTTTAGTTCTAAAATCTCCTCTAATAAGAGCATTAGATTCTCCAGAACCATTTGAAATATATAATTGTTTACATTGATTAGTACTTGTTGATGGACCTGCTTGATGTCCTATGTAGACGTTGTGACATGAATTGCCACAGGCATATCTACCGGATTGAACTCCTATAGCTATATTATTATTACCGTTTTGAGCAAATAATAAAGCACAAGTACCGATAGCGATAGAACAGCAAGAATCTTGTACTAAAGTTCTCATTCCTATAGCTACATTACTATTACCATTATTTGAAGCTCCTGCACAACAGCCTATGAAAACTGAGAAACTACCGCCTGAGGTCTGTCCTGCTCTATGTCCTATAGCTACTCCTCCGTTAGCATTATTACTAGATTTCATAGAATGTGCACCTATAGATACGTTATGTCTTGAGCAACAAGAACTTTTCATAGCACAAGTACCAATTGCTATGTTATCTCCACATTGGTTACTACCTACAGTTCTACCTATATTATTACATAACGCTAAGTTACCTACAGCTATGTTACCTGGTGCTGATACATTACTTCTTCCTGCACATTGTCCTATCAGTACATTATCTGAACCTGATATTAAGTTTTTACCTGAGTGTGCACCTATAGTTATAGCGTTTCTTTCTACAGTAGAAGTTGGTAAAGAACCGCTGCCGATTGATATATCTAATAATTGACCTTTATTAGATATTAAAATATTTTTATCTATTGTAGTTTCTCCTAACAACGAAATAGTTGGACTAGAACCAGAAACTACTAATGAGCCTGTTATACTTGAATCTCCATTTCTACTACCATCCCATTCAGCAGATATACCAGTTAAGCCTGAGCCGTTACCTATAAACGAACCGCTAAATTGTGAACCTGATATTCCTACAGCATTAGTAAGATTTACTAATCCTCCGCTAACTAGTAACGAACCACTTATCACTGCGTTGCCTGCAAAAGGGAAATTATTTAAACCGGTTAATCCACTTCCGTCACCTATATATGAACCTGAAAAAGACCCAGATAGAATACTACCTGAAGCTTGTGCCCCATTAATATTTAAATTAGTTAATCCTGATCCGTTACCTTCTATTGATCCACTAAATGAACCTGTAACTGCAATTGCATTAGAAAAATCTACACTTACATTAGAACCTGAGACTACTAACGAACCGGTAATACTAGCGTTTCCATTTCTACTACCATCCCATTCAGCAGTCGAAGTTATATTTGTAAGACCAGTACCGTCTCCAAAAAATCCTATTGAAGAAGATATACTTCCGCTTATTACTATATTATTATTTATTATATGTTCGTTAGCCATGCTTTAAAAATTTATACTTGTCGTTTAAATGCTGTAATTAGCATATTAATATGATATGTTCCACTACCGGCGTTTAATTTTAATATTGCTGTTGATCCGTCAGAATCTATACTAAATGATGTACCTACTATATTTCCTGTTGCAATAGTATGAGAATCATTAAGTGTTTCTCCTCCTGCTTGATCCCATGCTCCTAATAAAGTACCTACTTTTTTCTCACTTTCATCATTATCAAATAAAGAATAGTCAGCTTTAAATCCGGTATATCCAGTTGATGATATAACAAAACTTTGTATATTATGAACACCGGCTAAACTAGAAGAATGGAAATGTATCATTTCAACTCCTGGTCCTCCAGGGTATCCAGTTGAACCTATAGTAACGGTATTAGATACATCTAAAGCACCTGAAACTATTAATGAACCGGTAATACTTGAATTACCATTTCTAGAACCATCCCATTCTGAAGTAACTCCGGTTAAACCTGAGCCGTTACCTACGTAAGAGCCGCTAAACGAACCGCTAACTCCTGCTTCAGCATCAGTAAAGTCTATATTTTGACCAGAACCTGATACTAGTAAAGAACCCGTTATTACTGCATCTCCATTTAAAGGAAAAGCTGATACTGTTATTCCTGTTATGCCTGAACCGTCTCCTTGGAAAGAACCCGTAAAAGACTGAGCTTCTACCGACTGACTAACATGTACTGAACCGCTAATAGTCA